CATTTTATATGGATTATCAACATAAAAATGCTCTAAACTTTCAGTGTCAAATATTACAAATCCTCTAGTTTCATCTATATCATTAAAGTATATTTCATATGGATTTCCCATATAGAATATCGTTCCATTATCAGATCTATTATGGAAATGACCAGAAAATACTTTTTTAAAATTATTGAATATTTTGGGATCTCTACCATCCTCCATAGTATGTCCTTTATGTGCTTCAAATCCGTTTAATTCTAAATGTCCCATTACAACATTAGAACTTGTTCTTTTCAATAATTTGTAAGTATCATGTTCATTTTCCTGATTAATCCAAGGAACAAAAACCAAATCAAGACCACCAATATTTACTTCCGTTGGTTCTGAATATACTTGTATATTTGGGTATTCTTGGAGTAACAGATCTGGTGAATTTATTCTATTAGTGGATTTAAAATATACATCGTGATTTCCACTTATCAAATGTACTTTATATTTTGAGAGTGGATCTAATACTACTCGTTTTGTCCATTCTAAACCAAAAAAATCTATAGACTTTCTATTGTCAAATGCATCTCCCAAATGAATGACAGTATCAATTTTTAGTTCTTCTAATTTAGGAAAGAAAATGTTTTTATAAAAAAGTTCAAAATAATCTTGAAAGAGTTTTGATGACTTTCTTGCGGACCAATGGGTGTCTGTAAGCAATGCAACGAGCATTATGTCAATTCCTTAATTTACTGTGAACTGCATCTTTAATACTATTATAATCGGAATAGTTTCCTCCGTCAAGTGTGTTGTCATCAACAAACACTTCATCAAACCCAGATCTTTCCAGTATTTTTCCCTTAATTTCTAATTGCCTTTTTTCTTTGGTTATTCTTCGTATAAAAGCATAGTGAATTACCTGAGTAAAATAAGCAAAAGGATTTGTTGATTTTTGGGGATCAAAATTTAAAATATATTGAACGCAATTTTCAATTCCGTCAGAAATCATATCTTCTTTGAACATATAATTGACAAAATTTGGTTTAAATGACAAATGCGTCGCTATCTTTAAAAAACATTCTCCTATATAATTTGGAATTACTGGCTGCGGTAAATCTTTATCTTTTGCAATTTTAACCAAATGCCGATAATCGATCAGGGCAGCCAAGAACTCTTTATTATTGACATAGTGAACACTACGCTTTCTTTTAGTCATGACGGCTGTTGTAATCATAATACCTTACAAATAATATATATTGATATTATAACACAAAGAAATTGATTTGACAAGGGGTTGACACGCCTATCGAAAGTGAGTATAATCAGCTTTGTCAGCGATGAAACTCATTTTATTACTTAATAATACTAGATACATTAATAAACAATAAAGATAAACATATAGGTAATTTCCGAAGGAAATGTTCCCGAAGGGAACTAATAAAGTACTTAATGATCCTTAAATAACTTTTCTAATGATTTTTTTGCTTCTTCTATATTTGAAATATATCCCATTTCTTTAGTAAGTTCAAAATGGTTCATTCCAAAATTTGAATTGTTCTTTTCTTTTTGTTTGACAAATTTATCATATACTGATATGATTTCTAAATCACTTGTTTCCGTCATCGTCATGATATTTTTCATATCAATGATAAAAATATCATCTTTTGTTGTTTTCATCCATGGCTCTACTTTATAAGCAAATCCATATCTAGTTTTTACTTCAGTGATAACTATTGGATCGCAAACCAATAATACCAAATTTCCATGTTCCTCAGAAGAAATAACCTTTGCAAATATCTCTTCTCCACTTATCAATTTTAAACTTGCATAAAAATCTTCTTCCATCATTTGTTTAAATTTACTGGTATAATTTCGTAATTGAATTCCTCTTCATTATACAATTTTATTCTTTCTATAAAGTGATTTAAGGTGTAATTTTTTTTATTTTTATAAGTACAGTCATCAGAAATATCGTACAATATTGCTTTATCTTTGTTTTTTCCCTTTCTCAGTACTCTTCCTATGCTTTGTAAATTTCTGATTTTCGATTTACTTGGAGAAGCAAATATAACATTATGTAAATTTCTGATAGATATTCCAGTACTAAAAACCCCATAACTTGCAACTATAATTGCATTTGACTCTCTTTCAGTTATTTCTCGTACTTCTTCCCTTTGGTTAACATCTACTCCTCCGTGAACAAAAAATATTTTTCTGTTCTTTTCGCTGTTACTATTTATTAATTCGTATAATGGCTTACCATGTGTATCTACTCTAGAAAATAACACTAAGGTATTTCCTTTTAAATCTAAAGCAAGGTTTTTTATGAAGTTATTTCTTTTTTCGTTTGATATTAAAAATTGAATTTCATCTTCGTATTTATCGAACTGTTGTGATGTATGTTTCAATATCAAACAATGAATATCTAATTGGGATGCTCTTCCCTTTTCGATCATTTCTTTTGTGTTGATTGTTTTGTATGTTGGACCAAAAAGACCTGATATTACCCATTCGTGTGTCTGTGAGTCTTTTCCTCCATTTGAAAGAGTACCAGTAAAACCAAATCTATACTTTGCATGATGGCATTTTTTCATGATATCAATTAAAGATTTTGATTTTGCTTGATGGCTTTCATCAACTATCACGCAATCAAATTCTTCAAAAAACGATTTCTCCATTTTAAAAATAGATTGCCAAGTCGAAAGAGTGACTGGAAGATCTGTATTTTTTTCTCTTCCTGAATATATCATGTGGCAATTATTCTCTGGACTCCACCCATACTCAGAAAAATCTTTATGCATTTGATGAATCAAAGAAGTAGTAGGAAAAATAATCAGGGTTTTCAGTTTCTTATTTGTGTAATATCTTGCTAGTGCATAAATGATTAAAGATTTTCCAGAAGCAGTTGGAGAAATGATAGTTTTCCTATTGTATCTAAGGCACTCATAAACTGCATTTATTTGATAGTCATATGGCTCATATGAACATATTGCATTCATATAGCCTTTTACCCCCTCCAGTGAAATCTCTTCGTTTATCTCAAAAGGAAGTCCATAATATTTGTTTTCTTTAAATTCGTATGTATAATTATGTGACTTTATTTTTGCTATTACTTTATCTAGAAGTCCAGCATATATTTCTCCAGTAGAAACCGACAATAGATGAATCGTCCCATCCCACCCAGTTTTTCTAAACTGAGGCATAAATTTTGCGCTATCTACTTCAAATGTAAAATGTGGTTGAAGTTCATATAAAATATGGGGTTCGCATTGTAATTTAATAAAAACTTCATTTTTCTTTATAATTGTTATGTCAGCCATATCCAGAAATATATTTTTGGTACTCGATACTATTTTTTACTTGATAAGTTCTACTATGTATCATTTTGAGGATATCGCTCAAATAATTTAACATAGCATCGTAATATTCAATTTTTAATGATGCATTTGATATGTCTTCATCTGCATTCATGCAATTCTGCAAGTGCTCTTTATCTCTTATTTTTTTCTGATATATTTCTTTGTATTCCTCTGGATCTGCTTTTCCAGTATAATATTCGTATTTTTTGAGTCTTATTTTGTTCTTATCTTCTAATGCTTTTTTCTTTAATAATAAAATATTATTAAATATCTCATAATATTTTGAATGTAATTGTGGAATTTTTAAGGATTCTAGATGCAAATTGTCAGGATCTATGTAAGAATCCTCTTTCCACATTGATTGCACTTCATTGATATTCATATAGTAAATTTCCCTTATTGTCAGTTATTTCATAGTAAGTATATTTAAACTTTACTTCGGCAGTAAAGTATTCGGCATCATTATCAGTAGCATCAAATAATAGTGTAGTTAAATCATATGGAAACAAATCGTAAAACTTTACTTGAAAATTTGGTCTTTGACTACTAGTTAAAACTTGTAGAGTCCCATCTGAATATAAATTTAATGTTGAGTTTATTTTTGTATCTATTTTTTGATTTTGTCTCTGTAATGTATATATCTGGTCCAATGATTCTGGATAACCAAGACCTCTAATCCAATTTTGAATTTCCATGTAATTTTCTAATCCTTCATCTACTAAAAAGCGTAGATTGAAATCTTCAAATTTTATCTTATCTCCTGGTTGAGCAATATCTTTTAGATATGTAGGTTGATTTGCTATTCCCAAACTCAAAGAAGGTATATTAGCAGTATTTGAAAAAAATGCTACTTTTGGCGATCTCGTGATAGTAAATCTAAATTGTGTTGGAGATAGAAAATTTCTATTTTGTATTTGATTACTAAATGCGTTTCCGGCCATTTTTTCTACTATTTATACTTGGTAATAAAAAAGGGACCCGAAGGTCCCTTTTGGAATTTATACAAGAAGAATCACATTAGGTTCTTAACTTGTACTCTACGATAGTAGCGGTTTGAATTGATTTGTAGACGACCCAAACCTTGTGCAGTTGCATCACCTTCAGCAAATGGATTCGCTACCATTCCGTAGCGAGTCTTGAATCCAATTTTTGGCTGGAAGGTGTTCTCGCCAACAGCACGAACCATTTGGAGAGGAACATAAGGGCAGTAGAATAGACCAGCATCATAGGGGGAAGTACCCTTATAGCCGACAACATAATACTGACCACCATCAGCGCCAGGATTGGTACCACCAGAATAAGGATCGATATAAACACGATACTTACCCATTAGAACACCAGCAAAAGTATTACCAGTGTCATCTACATTTAGGTTAGCATTTAGTGCAGGGGTGTAGTCGAGTACGCCTGCCATGGTTAGAGCAGAAGCAACATCAGAGGAGCACATGATCACATTACCCTTTCCTCTACGAGTTCTGATTGCAATTGCGTTTGCATCACGCTCGATTTGGAAAAGTAGACCCTTGAACTTCTCAACAGACCAACGACCATTGGAGTCGATATCTAGGTCAAATACACCTGCGGTAGCAACATTAGTTGCAGCGCCTTGCTCAGCTACCTTGTAGATAGTTCTGATTACTTCGCGGTTGATCTCAGCAAGAATCTCGGTGGAGAGAATATTTGCGAGTTCTGCTTCTGCGTTTAGACCATGGATAGCCTTTAGATCTTGTGCAAGCTCTAAGCTATACTCGGCCTTTAGTGCTCTAGACTTTGCTTCAACTAGGATTTTCTCGATAGAGAAAGCCATTTCGTTGAACTGGCCACCATTAGAAGCGCCGAGAGCCTCAGCATCACCAGTCTTCATTGCCTGGCCAACATTATAGCCAAGTGAAGATGCGGTACCAACTGGGTTTAGAATTCCAGGATTGCTTCCAGTTTGTCTTCCACCTGTAGTACCTAGACCAGCAATAGCATCAGTTGCATTGGTTGCACTGTTGTTTGCATTGGTACCAGAGAATGCAGTATTTACTTCATTATAGAAGGCTTCGGTTCCGCTCTGGTCGTTGTAGCGTGAACGCATTGCGAAAATGAGTCCAGTAGGACCAGTCATTGGTTGTACGCCAGCTAGGTCATATGCGACCAAGTTAGGCATGGAACGACGAATTAGGCTGATTAGTACAGGATCAAAACCAGCTACAGGGCCACCAGCGGTAGCATTACCACCAAAAGCGCCACCAGCGCCAGCAGCATTACCTGAATTAGTTGGTGATTCCATTAGGACACCATGAGAGAAGGCTTGTTCTTCTCTTAGGAATTTTTCTTGGTTTTCGAGCAAGACAGCGGTTACTGCTTTACGATGAGAATCTCTGATTGGATCAAGACCATCATAGTTGAGAAGCGGTGCCCACTTTTCTTGCAGATGCTCGGATTGGAACATTTGCTTTTACCTCTTAAAAAATGTGTTTGTTTTTGTTTGATTTAATGTTAAAATCAGTTGTTAGCCAACATAGAAAGGGCTTTCATGTATGTGCCCATCGATGGGGAATAATCCTCAGCAGATGAGACTACACCTTCTGAAAGGGTTTCAGGTTGAGCAGTTGGAGATGTAGTTCTAGTTGGGAAATATGATTCCCTTAAAGTCCCCAATTTTTCACGATATTCTTCTTCACTTTCAAACTCAACACTTTCGGCAAGTGAAGCGAGCTTTTCTTTCTGAGTGATGGCTAAACCATCAGATACTACATCAAAAATTCTATCAGCAACCGACTCTGAGAGTCTTCTGTTGAGTTGAATATTTCTCTCAATTTGCTCGTTGAGTTTTGTCTCCATTTCATCAAGTTTTTCTACCATATTCTCAAGTACATCATATTTTTCTTCAGGGAGTTGTACATAATGTTCTTCAAAAAGATTCTTGAGGTTGCTCAAGAATGATTCACTTAGTTGCTCTTTAATGCCATATTCAATAGCAAGAGTATTTTCTTGCATCCACTCATCAGCAACATACTCTAGATAAGAATCTACACGCTCTTGTAGTTCTTCTTTCATAGAGCTTACCTCTTCGTATAAGCTTTCTTCATATGCTTGTTGGTACTGTTCATCAAGCACCTCACGAATTTCATTTACTTTACTGCGAAGAGCAGCCTCAAAAATTATTTTTGCTTTATCTTTGAATTCTTCTGAAAGATCTTCTCCTTGGACGAGAGCTTGAACATCTGCTTCGATGTCAAATTCTTCTTCTAATTCTTCCTCCTCATCATCTTCATCATCTTCTAGATCTTCGTCGTCTTCTAGATCTTCGTCGTCTTCCTCTACTTCTTGTTCTTCGTTGAGTTCGTCCTCATCAATTTCTTCTTCGTCTTCAGCTTCCTCTTTTACTGCCATTGTTTTCATGGCTTCGGCAGCTTTTGCCTTTGAATTTACTACATCACTCACACTCTTAAGTGTTGCAGCAGGATCTTTAATTTTTGCTGAGTCGTCGTCAGACTTGTAATTTTCTGGTGTAGGTCCACCAAGATCTTCCCAACCAGTGGCACTCTGGCCATCAGGAATACCAGTTGTTAGATGTGGCATTGGCTCTGCTGGTTTTGCACTTGCATTTACAGCAGATTTGGATTGCTTTGTGCCTACTTCCATTTCTTGTAAGTTTTTTCCACGAGACATTTGAACTCTCCGATTTAGCTATGTATTAAATCTATATTTATTTATAATTTATGAAATTACAAAGAATTTAAAAATTCATCAAATAATTGAATTTTTCTTTCATCTAGTTGTTTTGTGTCAACTAGATGATTTATTTTTTTCTTAGCATTTTCTAGTAACCAAGAATTTCTTGATACATCATATATCCATTCAACTCCTTCCATGATCCCATTTACAAATGCATCAGGAGCGGAAGGATCTGCAACTATGTCAGCAGCAGTAGCCAACATAAAATCATCAGAGACATAACGAACACCATTTCTTTCTACTAGTGAACCAATTCCACGAGAAGAAACTCCTAGTTTTACTCCTTCAGAAATCAAAGAAGAAGCTATCTTACCCATTGGTGTATCTAGAATTTTTGCTTTGCCGACAAAGTTATTTCCATCTTCTCTCA